GTAGTGGATATGCCAAATGGTGAATCTGAACTTCCGTTGGGTTATCGCCATGAGGCTCTTGCGGTCAACATTGTCAAGGAGTTTGTTTCGAAAATGGGCTACAGAGTGGAAGTTGAGTTTTCTGGCTCTATTGATCAGGTGACAGGAACAGGGCAGGATTTTGCCGAAATCGATAATCTCATCACGGGCGAAGCCATTGAGGTTCAACAACCTTATGCGGAATACATGGCCCTCTGGCTATGGCAGCGCATAAGGTACATGAAAGTCTGTGTAACAAAAGGCTCTTTTGATGCGATAACTTTGGAAAGAATTACGGTCAGGGAAACGGACAAGTGCAGTGTGACAATACGCAACCAGACGAGGTAAGCAATGCAGATTGAGCCGAGGTATTGCGATGTGTCTATCAAGCGGTGGGAGGACTACACCGGGGAGAAGGCGGTGAAGGTCTGATGGCGAAGCGTAAACAAAGAGCACTTAACCCGACCAAGGCCATGAGGGTGACTGCCGAGACACGACGTTATCAGATGCTGGAACTGACCAAGGCCGGAGCCACGGAGCGCCAGATAGCCGAGGCGTTGGGTGTATCTAAGGGATTGGTTCACAGGGACGTTAAGACTGTGCTGCAGGAATTAGCCAAGACCCACAGCCGGACTGCGGATAGTGTGAGAGCGTTGCAGATGGATCGGTACATGACTTTGCTTTCCAAGTGGTGGCCTCAAGCCCTAACAGGCGACGAGGCAGCAACGAACATGGTTCTGAAAATCATGCACAGGATCAGCGAGATTAACGGAGTAATTCCGAACGAACCGATGATTACAATTGACCAACGATCTGTCAGTTTGACCCAGGGCGAAGTAACGTTTAATATCGAGGCGGCAAGTGGTAATTACCTCAACGGACACAACGCCGAGGATCAGCTATCGGAGACCAAACCTATATCCTAAACAACAGGACGCCATTTTTTGTTCTGAGCGGTATGGGATTATAGAAGGGTCAACGAAATGCGGCAAGACTGTCGCTTGCATCGCTTGGCTCTTGGAACAGGCTATGAACGGATCGCCGGGACATTCGTTCTGGTGGATCAGCCCGGTATATCCACAAGCCAAGGTTGCTTTTCGTAGGCTCAAAAGAGGCATTAATGAAAACCTTTATACAGCAAACGAATCAGAACTAACCATCACTCTTGTTAACGGTTCAGTCATTTCGTTTAGATCGGCAGAGAAGCCTGATAACCTCTACGGTGAGGATGTTTACGCTGCCGTGATGGATGAGGCGTCGAGGATGCGTGAGGAGGCGTGGCACGCTATCCGCTCGACACTGACAGCAACTCGTGGGCCAGTAAGGATCATTGGCAATGTGAAGGGCAGAAGGAATTGGGCTTATCGCATGGCACGAGTCGCAGAGGGTGGGGAACCTCATTGGTCGTATTCAAAATTGACGGCAGCGGATGCGATAGATGCCGGGATTATAGACGCTGACGAGATAGAACAGGCAAAACGCCAACTGCCGGAATCGGTCTTCAAGGAGTTGTACTTTGCGGAGCCTAGTGACGATGGCGGCAATCCTTTTGGGCAGGAAGCTATCAGAAAATGTATTGGGGATATTAGCTCAAATCCTCCAGTGGTCTATGGCGTTGATCTGGCAAAGTCCGTTGATTGGACTGTGGCTGTTGGGCTTGATGAAGCTGGGGCGGTATGCCGGATTGATCGCTACCAGTTACCGTGGGAGGAGACTGTTAGAAAGTTAGCACAGGAGATCGGATCGGTATCGGCGGTGGTAGACTCAACAGGTGTGGGCGATCCTATAGTGGAGAGGCTCCAGCGTGAGTTGTCTAATGTTGAAGGCTATCACTTCTCCTCATCGTCTAAACAAAAATTGATGGAAGGGCTAGCAGTTGCGATTCAGTCTTCAGAGGTTCGATATCCTCAAGGAGTTATTGTGTCTGAGTTGGATATATTCACTTACGAATACACGAGGACAGGCGTGAGGTACTCGGCTCCTGACGGTATGCACGATGATTGTGTAATGGCCCTGGCTCTGGCTGTCTATGGCAGAACAGGAGCGGCAGGGGTAGGAGTATGGTGATAATGCCACAGCGAATGCCACTACTAATGCCACTAATGACAACGAAAGAATTGCGGTGTGAAACGTGCGGAAAGCTCCTCGCCGAGAAAGGGGTGAAGGGAACCGTTGTCGTTTGTTCTAGGTGTAAGACTCGTAACGAGGTTGATTGATGAAACCATACTACGAAGACGATGCCGTCACCATCTACCACGGGGATTGCCGGGAGATTCTGCCGACGTTGGAGCCGGTGGACTTGGTGCTGACAGACCCGCCGTATGGGATGAAGAAGGCGGGTTGGGATCAGCATATAGTTCCGGTTTCCACATGGCTTCCAGATGCACGCAAACTGGGGCCGACAGCACTCTTCACCGGAGTTAAGGGGATGCACGATTACCCGAAGCCCGATTGGGTTGCAGCATGGGTGAGAGTTGGGTCAACGCAACGTAACGGAAGTCTTCAAGGGTTCAATAATTGGGAACCTATCCTCCTCTATGATGTAGCTAAAGTACCGAATGACGTTTTCAGCGTGCCCAATTTCCCCGATACCGATGCCTCTGACCATCCCACACCAAAACCCCAAAAACTAATGCGTCTTATCTTGGGCAGGCTTGCGCCCGCCACCATCCTAGACCCGTTCATGGGTAGCGGTACAACCCTGAGAGCCGCCAAAGACCTGGGCCGCAAGGCTATCGGTATCGAGATTGAGGAACGGTACTGCGAGATAGCGGCCCAGAGGATGTCGCAGACGGTGATGGCGTTTGACGCGGTGTGATTCGTTGTGGTATGTTTGAAATAGTGGCCTATTCGGTGTAGTGTCCGAGGCGCAAGCCCGAACACCGATGGAGGTTACTATTGGCGTTCTGGGATACGTTGTTTCGCAAGCAACAGGAAGAACTTTCAACTACCGTACCGCTAAACCTCGACGTCGGTCAGGCATCATACCCCGACGTTAACTATGCGAATTTCGCTTCTGAGGGGTACAACAAGAACGAGATTGTCCACGCCTGTATTCGGGAACTGGCAGTCTCGGCTGCTACTCCTAAATACTTTGTAACCGCTCCCTCGACTGACGGCGGCAGCGTAGAAGTCGAGCGTGGTTTACTCTATGACCTGATCTCCAAACCCAATCCTTATAACGATTGGTATTCGTTCACCGAACGGCTCGTCACATTCCTCATGGTTGCAGGAAACGCTTACGCACTGAAGGAACGGAGCCGAGGCAATCAGGTGACGGCCCTTTATCTACTCCGGCCCGACCGAGTTTCTATTATCGCAGGGGATTATGGAGCCGCTGGATATGTCTATGAGGTAGGCGGTACAGAGTACAAGATCGAAACTGACGATATGTGCCATCTTGCGCTTCCCAATCCGGCAGGGGATATATACGGTTTAAGCCCTCTACAGGTTGCGTCTCGTACAGTGAATCTTGATCTGAATATGACCGATTTCGCCAAGGTTTATTTCCAGAACGCCGGGGTTCCGTCCGGCTTACTCAAGCTAAAAAAGCGGTTATCGTCTGCGGAAGAAGCAGCGACGATTAGGGCTAGATGGAGGAGTCAATTCGGTGGGGTTAATAACTTCCATCGAATAGCGGTGCTAGATAATGACGCTGAGTATCAGCCGATGGCCCAGAGTCCGAAGGACATGGCACTCAACGATCTGCACAACCTAACAGAGTCTAGGATTTGCGCTGTGTTCGGAGTGCCTCCAATCCTAGTCGGCGCAAATGTCGGCCTCCAGCGATCCACGTTCAGCAACTACCGAGAGGCTCGTTTGGCATTCCATTCGGAAACACTGGAGCCTCTAGTATCCAGAATTATCAGGTATTTTAACCGCAATCTATTTAATGAATACACAGGCAATGAGAGTCTAACAGTTGATTGGGCCGAGATGAGGTCGGTGCTGGACGATCAGGCGGCAACAACATTGAGAATCAACAGTCTATTTACTGGCGGTGTCATAACTCTGAACGAGGCTCGGACGGCTCTCGGATTTGATGCCGTTACCAACGGAGCGATACGCCGCATTCCGTCCTCGATCGTTGAGGTGGCTGATGGAGGGTCAGCACCTGTTGCGATTGATGCGGCCCCGGTCGAGCAGTCCTATCCGATATTGCCTGAGATTAAGGGGCCGAGGGTTGCGCCACGGAGCCAGATTCTCAGACGACAGATAATGGATGAACGAGAGGAAGAAACGGACGAATTGGCTGGTAGGGTATTAACCCATTTCAGAGGTATCAGGAATCGTGTTGACGGTATCCTTGGGCGTTTCATGGAGCGTTCTACAACAGACACTAAGGTGTTCCCATTTGAAGCCGCTGATCTGCTACCGCCAATTGAAACTGGCAATATGTCACGAATTCTAGAGGCGGCTTATACTCGTGTGTCAAAACGCACATTTAGGTCAATTAACTCGTCTGGTATTGCGGGGACATTAAACTGGTCTGACAAACTGCCCACAATCCAGAGGATTCTAACCCAGGCTCCGGTTCGCGCCGAGATGATACACAGCACGACCAGTAAGGCAATTGGTCGAGTAATAGAGATGGGGCTTGAACGTGGTTATTCTATCCAGCAGCTTGCGAGGGGAGTACCGGACGATAGATTTCCTGGCATCAGGTCGATCCTGGGGGAGACTGAAAACCGTGCGACGCTCATTGCAAGAACTGAGGTAATGCGAACCCAGAATGCAACGACTACAGGATTTTTCAAAGAACAGGGATATGAGTATGTCAGGGCAGATGAT